TTTAATGACAGAAAATTAAGAGAGGAATATAGATTATATACCTCACTTGAAAAACCAACGATACTTGAAAACTATTTCAAGGACTTTATTAAACAAGAGATAAGCACAAGGGGGATTGGAGTATGACTAAAGAAGAACTATTAAAGATACTAGATGATAATTTTATTGATTATGAAGTAGTTGGGGAACATATTGGTAGTTATCATCTTCTTGTAAAAGCAGATGAAGACGAAAATGAGGAGGAAAATGAGGAGGAAAATAATGAGTAAATATAATAATATAAATCTTTATGATGTAATGTTTTGTTTGCAAGATGATGACGGAAATATGTTTGAAGATAAGAATGGCAAACCAAAACTTTTTAGATACAAAGGCGACATATATAGTCCCTTTGATTATCTACAATCAATTACAGAAGATACTACACTAGAAATGTTAGAGGAGGTTAAATGACTAATAAAGACAAAACAATAGATTGGATTTGTAAGGATTACATTACAAACATAAAAGAAAAGGATTGGCCAGAAAAAAGTTGGCATTATGTAATAGAAAAAGCATTTGGCTTACATAATATGACTTTGCCAGAACTTAAAAAATTTAAAAACGAACTAACAGACAATGATTATACTTATTGTGCTGGTTGTAATGATTATTTTTTAGATGATGAACGCTGTGAATGTGAGGAGGGATAATGAGCATACCAGATGTAAATATTCATATTGGCGATTTGTATGAAACAACATTGATGAAATATGCAGGGGGCAAGTTAACTAAGGACGGAATGATTATGACGCCAGATGAGGCATTAGAACATTTTAAGGAGTTAGCAGTAGAGGAGGGCTTTGCTGTAAGCACAATAGAAAACTCAGCAGAAGAACTTTTGTATGATTTAAAAGAAGTAGAAGAACGAAAGTATCAAGAATACTTAGAGGAGAAAGAATGAAAAAAATAAACTTTGAGAAGTGGTTTGAAACATATAAACCTATTCCAAATCATATTGATAAAAAGGGAACTTATTGTGGAATAGATAGTGTTAATTATAGTTTTGAAACCTACGGCGCAGAAAAAGAATTTGTTGCAGAGCAAGACCTAAAGAAGATTTGGACATTGGTTGAGGGCGACAAATATATGTGGATACAAAATGGTGCGTGGTTCGTGAACCGAGTGTGTTATTTCGTGTGTGAAAACCCTTTGGACATGGAACGTGGCGCTGTTTCAATTAAATACGGAAAAATATAACAAGGAGAAAAATGATGGCAGAAACATACAAACCCGATATTTTAGTTAAATTTGGGGACGAGGACATAGATGACATTGGCAATTTTGATTATTGTTATTGTTGGGCTATGGAGGGACTACAAGAATGTGGAGATGAAGATGATATAAAAAAAGCAGAAAAAATAGAAGAACATTACGAAAAAATTGCACACAATCTTACTCACGACACTATGCGAGAGTTATTAGATATGACTAATATGCGTGGTTGTAATTGGGAAGTATTAAGTGAACATTATATAAAGGAGGAAAAAATATGAGAGACATAAAAGACGTAGTAGCGTGGCTCGAGGAAGAATTGGCACACTTCGAGATGGCAGTTGAACAAAACAATTACGTATCTAAGGCAGATGAGATTAGATATAGAATGGCGCAGGAACTATTGGCTTGGACATTAGGCTCAAAGTTTGATCCTAAGTATTCCGTGAGCCGTGTGCCGTGCAACTCGGAACAGGGGGCTTGATGGGAATAAATAAACGCTTTTACATACTGTTTAACGAACTTGCTTTTGATTACGATAGACTAAGCGAATCGGGACAAAAGGCCTATTGCGAAATGCAAAAGATACTCGGCCTTTTGACTGAGGAAGAATTGCAGAAAGCATTAGATTACGAGAAAGAAAAACTAAACAACAAATCATTCGGGAGTAGAACATGAACATAAACAAACATGAACCTAATATTTGGCTTTTTATTATAGTAATGGCTTGGATATTATTAATCATGAGTATCGTATTATGGAAGTAAAAAAAATAAAAGCATGGACACCACCAACAGATTATTTAGACCCACCTAAACCACCACGACACTATAAATACGTATGGTTAAGGTTTGATATTAAAACTAAAAAGTTTAAATATCCATTGGTAAGACATAAACAACTTAAAAATAAAAAAAGATTTCCTTTTATTTACATTAAACATTATGGTAAATGTGTAGGAATAGAGGGACTAACATTAGCTAAGGTAAAAATATGATAAGCAAACACTTAAGAGACATAAAAAAATTATTAAAAGCATATCACAAAAAGTGGGATTGCTTTGGTAAGCCTATTAAAAAACCAACTAAGAGAAAGAGAAGAAGATAATGGCAACAGAAAAACAAAGACTACATAATAATCTAGCAAGTTTAAGAGGCGTAGATAAGTTTATAGACTTTCTATTACACCACGTTGATAAAACAACAAAGATACAAGGTACGTTATTTGTTGCAGAGTACATAACAAAATTATGTAGAGATAGAAAAACTTACAATAAGAAGTTTAGAGAGGAAACATTAGAAAAGATAAAAGAAATAAATGAACAACGCTTTGACCAAGATTACATATACAGCAATCATGGCGAAGATGACTTTAACACTTGGAGTAAAATATGAAAATAAAAGAACTAATTAAAGAACTAAAACGCTATAAAGACGATACTGAGGTTATCTTTAAGATCATACCACCAGAAGAAGTATCAGATGATGACACTAGGGATATTACAGTCACGTGGTACGGGGAAATTGGTACATCACTATTAGATCATGACAATCCCGCAATAGAACTCGGCCTACAATATGAGAATGCAGACGATTGGAATGAAGAATGGAAAGAGGGTTATGACCGATACTATGACGATTCAGGACAAGACATATAACAATAAAGGGAAAACAATGACAAATAAACAGTGGGTAGAAAAGAATAGAGATAGATTAAAAAGATACCAAGCGGACTACTACTTGAAGAATATAGACAAACTTAAAGAGTATAAACGTAATTGGTATCAATCAACCAGAAAGGAAAGCAAATGAAAGGACATGACCATGCAATGTTTTTATTATTTGTAATAATAGCAATACTATGTGTACTATAATAAAACGTTGGACAAGTAATTTCTTTTGGTATATGAATAAAAACAGATACGAACAACAAAGAATTAGTTTGTTAGAGAGATTTAGAGTTTTTTGGGCGTTGCGCAATGAAAAAACTTGGGACGAGAAGTTTCAAGAATGGCGCAGTATGAAACCTTAAACGATCTTTGTATGTATATAGTCTTTGTACATACAATGCACACGTATACGTGTAGTAGGGGTAGTTAGAATTTAGGAACTTTAACTACCCCGAATTATATACTACTTTTTATTCTTCGTCTTCTTCATCGTCAAAATCAGACTCTACTTCAGATTCTAAGATTTCAACTTTTTCTCTGATATTCTCAATATCTTCATTGATTCTATCTAGAATATCTTGAATTGTTTCTTTTTTCTTAGCCATGAGATCTCCTTTCGAACGCATTATGTGCATTCATGAATATGGGATCAAGTCTATGCAGTAATAAATACACAGGAGAAAAGAGCAGTAGTTGCATCTTTTACACAATTTCTTAAATATTCTAATCTTGTTCTATGATATTTTCTAGATTCAGTATCTTTTGATTTTTTATATATAATATATTGTTTATAATACTTAGCCCAAGCAATTTGTTTTAAATTAAATGAAATATCACCACGTTCAATAGCGCCTACGTATTTTTCTTTTACTTTATTTGGCTCAAAGCCAGACCAATAACAAACATCTTCAAAATTAGCATCTGAAAGCATTATCCATTCATGAGCATTTATTTTATAAATACTTGATTTTCTATCAGACTGTTTAATTAAAGTATCTTCTAAAGCGTTAACTAATACACCACGCCAAAGTTTTTGTTCTGGTACTAATTCATCTGTTTTAAGAGAGATAGTGGCAAATTCAATGCCCATAATTTTTAACAAGGTAAGCGAGTAAGTCACGGTAATATAGTGTTATTTGGGGACTTTCCCTTGTCTTGAGATAATAATTGTAGTCATCATATACATCCTCTATCAATTCTGAGATTTGCTGTCCAGACCATTGCTTTCCACTTAATACAAATTCCTCAAATCTATCATTCATTATTCTATTGTAATCATTATTTTTCATTTTTTCCACCCCTTATAACCTTTAATTTTAGTATCTTTGCTTGTTTTTCAATCTTTTTTTTATGATTAATTTTCCATATAAGGTGAATATCTGTCAAGAATTGTTGGTCATGTTTCTTATAACCAAAGTTATATCCACAATGTAATTGAAATAAAGTACCTGAAACTAATGCGTAATCTTCAATAGAAAGTCTTTTAGCACAAACTTGTAATGATTTATGTAGATCAGTTAATGGATTTTTCATTTTTTTCTATTGGCTTAATTAATTTAGCATCTTTAATTATTGTATCTAATAATTCATTAAAACTTTTATCGTCTAATATACCCCGATATAGTCTAAGTCCTTGTGAAAGTAATGTAGAAGCAACTAATTGATCGTCTTCATATTTGTTTAATAAATGACGAGTATAATTTAATACTTCTTTATAGATATTAAATAATCTAGCTTGTTGTAATATATTTAATTTTTTATCGGCCATTAATATAAAGTGTAAAAAAAATAACTATACACACACTAATAAAAATTAATTCATGTAAATATAAACTTTTAATTAATTCAATCATTTTTTTAATAATTTTTTTAAGTAAGCATCAACAGTCATTTTACTTTTACTTGCTCTAAATTTTACATAATCATGTGTAAGTTTTGAAATCATTGATGCAGGATTTCTAAATTTTTCATCACATAGCGCTTTTAGAATTTTATAATCACTAATTCTAACAGCGACACTTTTCCATTTTGTTATATCCATATTATTTTCCTTAGAATCTTAATAGCTATATTGTTCGTAAGGACGTGTCAATGCTTAAAAAGCTAATGAAATAGCCACTTTTTAATCATTGCCCATGATAGCAAAGATATGATAAGATATCATATGAAGTTATATAGATACCACGTTAGATATGCTGGTCATTGTATTAGTCATGACGTATGGGCGTCTAACGATGAGGATTCTAGGAATAATTTCGTAAAAGAACTCAATGATGGTAAATACAAGATGACAAAAGAAATCACGTATTCGCCATCAAAGATGTTCATAACATATGAGGAACTAAATGTTTCTAAATAGTGAAGCCTTACTAGCAAGAAAAATGATTCTTGAATCTAAATGGAATCAACAATTTCTTGAACAAGGAAAAGAAACTATCGACATGTTAAGAATAGAACTTGAATTGAAAGAACTTAAAAAACAATTAAGAGTTCAAGCAATACATGACGAAATTTCTAGATTAAAAAGTGAAGAAGAAGATATAAATTATATCGCTTCTTAAGTTTGTTTTAATTTAATTACGTTCTCTGTAAAGAGATGAAGACACTTCTCTGTGTATTTTTTCATTTTGCCTTGAAATAAAAAATCAAAATTCATTATATTTTTATAGGCCATATGTCTTTCCCAAACTTCTACATTTAATCTACCTAGAAAATTAACTTCTTCTGGTGTTTTAGCTTTATAAAATAAACTACCATCAGCTAACTTTCCTTTTTTTAATACAGCGAATCTATTGGCACCGTTTCTAATTTCATTGTTCCAATCAACAACCATAGGGCATAATAAACCCTCTTGCCCCATAGAAAATCTAACAGTTTGTTTAAAATCATTATGAGGAGTATGTATTTGTTTTACATCATCAAACCATAATAATTCTAATCTCATTGGAAATAATTGATAAAACGGATGTACAATGATCCGTGAGTCGTGGTGCTTGGATCTAGCTAGCTTGTCCAAAGTCATCTCCTATGCTTATATCTACAACACTCGGTACTTTAAACTCCATACACGTTTCCATGATTTCTTTTATTTTCAATTCATCTCCAGCTTTTACATTGAAACATAATTCATCGTGAATTTGTAATATAGGAAGATAGCCTTGTTCATAACAAGATACGATTGCTTGTTTAGTTTGGTCGGCTGCTGATCCTTGTATCAATCTATTTAATGCTTTATATGTAAAGGCACGTTTAATTCCGTCTTTACCATATTTAGCAACAGCATTTTCAAATGTTTCAGCAGTATGTATTCCAAAGTCTCTAGTTTCCCACATATCAAATCTACATTTTCTACCTTTCTTAGTACGAATAACACCCTCATCGTTTGCTTTTTTCATACATCTATCAGATAATTGTTTTACAAATGGAACTTTACGATTATATTTTGATATTAATGTTTCTGCTTCTTCTTTGGATAGTCCTAGAGAGTTGGCCAGTTTATTTTTTCCCATACCATACATTAATCCAAGTCCAATAGTTTTAGCTTGAGATCTTTCTATACCAACTAATTCTGCGATTGTTTGGTGAAAGTCTGCCGAAGCATTTTCATAAGCTCTAACTAATTCTTGTGAACCCTCATAACCCTCTCCAATAGATGCCGCATAGTGAACAACCATTCTTGGTTCTTGTTGTGAGTAATCAAATGAACCCCACTTATGATCTTCTTCTGGTAAGAATAAGCCTCTAATCTTTTTAGCAAATTCTTTATTACGTGCAGGAAGTTGTTGTAGATTTGGGTTAGACATAGAAATACGACCAGATACTGTTCCCCCTTGATCTGATCTTAATTGATTAATCTCTGCATGAACTCTTCCTTTATGTTCATACTTTAAAATATTTGCAAGAAAACTATTATGAAATTTATTAATTTCTCTTGCTTGTACAATCAATTGAGAGATTTGATGTTTAGAATTATGTAACCAGTTTTGTGTAAAAGATGGTGCACCTGTATTTTCAGTTCTAGGATATTCAATCTTTAATTTATCAAAAGCTTCTCCTATTTGTCTTGCAGCCCAAATATCTATATCTTTACCAACAAGCTTATTAATTTTATGTAGTATTACTTTTTCCTGCGCCGCAAACTCTACAGTTAATCTACTTGCTTTATCAACATCAACTCTAACACCTCTTTGGCGCATCTTAATTAATATTGGAAGTATTTTAGATTCTAATTCCCATATCGTAGTTAGATTTTGAGTTACGATTTCATGTTTAAATCGTTGCCATAATAGATACGTGAGCCGTGCATCTTGTTCAGCGTAGAAACCAACATGCTCTGCTGGTAATTTCCACATCTCAGATTTAGGATCAATACCGTGATCTTTAGCCGCTTCATTTAAATCAGTTTCAGCTTTAATCTCGCCTAAGTAATCTTTAGATATATTATTTAATGAATAAGACCATCTATTCTCATCTATAAGAGCGGCCGCTATCATGGTATCAATAATAACACCATTAACAGTCATACCCATAGCTTGTAGCCAACCTAAATCGTACTGAGCATTATGAAATATCTTTTTATTAGGTAATGCACATACAGTTTTAATATATTTAAGAACTTGTTCAGGAACCATGTTGCCACCAGCAAAGTGATTAAATGGATAATAACCCTGCCAACCGTCTACGGCTACTGCAAAACCAATTACTTCTCCATTGTTAGTTGCCCAACCAGCTCCTAGTCCTTTAGTAATTCCCTCGTCTCTTGTTTCTAAATCGATTGCAATTTCTGGGTATGAAGATAAATCTTTATATTCACTTGGACACGACCAAATGCTTTTCTTAAACGTCATTGATAGTTGTAGGCTAGTCATTGTAGTCCCTTTCTATAATCATTTCTATATAATGTATTGCTTTTAACAAATCTTGTTTCTTTCCTTTATCTTGATGACGACATATATACTTGATTGCATTACCCTCTGCAAATAGTATTTTGTTTTTATTGATGAACTCAGATGGTTGCACGACATACTTTTTATAGTGGGCTCCCCCAACTTGTTTAAAAAACGCTTTATTGCTCATT